TGTTGTATCGTTTGTTGTATCGTTTGTTGTATCGTTTTGAATGGGCGATTGCTCAAACCCCCCGATATTACTGGGCTGCGGGGCAGCGAGACTTGTATCGTTTGTTGCTCCATTTGTTGTATCGTTTGTTGTATCGTTTGTTGTATCGTTTTTTTCGGGTGTTTGACGACTATTTGACGCATTATCTTTATTAAGCTGACGACTAAATGGCTTTTGGTGGTTTTGGTAGTTCAGGACAGTGATAAAGCTCGTGACAGAACACGTTGTAATTTCAATCATTAGCTCGGCTTCCAGTCGATTTAAGAACCGCTCAACCTTATTCCTAGACCAACCCCATTTCTTCGATAGCGTGAGCTTGGAGCGCACTTGATCGCCTACGGATAGATCGAACACCTTGCCCTTAATCTCTATGCGCTTCGACTCATACGCTGCGCCCATAATCAGATCAATGAACGCCTCGCGTTTTGAATAGGCGCGACCATCTGCCAGAGCTTCATGCTCCATCAAGCCGCGCTGTATCAAAACAAAACCGCTCACTAATGCACCACCTTTCTGAAACGTATCTCGGAACCGTTGGGGTGAATGTTTGTCACATTGACCCCTCTGGCATGTACTCTTCTTAGCGCCTGCTTCACAGATATGTCAGCCGCTAACGCTAACGCCAATACCTGATGCTGAAATTTTTTATCACTATCAGCAAAGGCCGTGAGTAATTCATCGTCATCTACTACTTCGCTTAGTACGCTCATACCTTATCCCCTAAGAATCTGCCGCAATTCTCTTGTAGCGGTCAGATCAATGATTGATTATTCGACAACCCCATGTTCACGGAGTATTTGTTCAATGCCTGACGGTGACAGATCAACACCTAGCTCTTTTGCGTATGCTTCAAGCCCGCGCTTGGCAAACTCAACGGTTGCGACAGCGCGACATTCGCCCAACTCGGCAGAGAGCGCGAGTATTGCGTCATGCGTGCGTTCATCCATGCGCACAGAGTACGCACACGTTTTAGCTTCTCTCTGGATTAGCTTCATGGTTATTCTCCTCAAAATAACGAACCAACTTGAACCACGTTTCATAGCGCGGATTGAGCGTGCTGCCCTCCGAAATCTTCTAGATCGTACCAACGGGCACGCCAGAGGCTTTCGAGATTGCGACATAACTCTCAGTGCGATTCTTCAAATGATCGCAAACTTCATCCAACAACATACATCTGCCTCTCAGTGTGTGATTTTAGAGCATAGCCCATAAATGGGCTTTTATTCAACAGATGCGGGCCGGAAGAGGCGTTAATATGCAGGCACACTTAAATATGCTTGAAACGACAATGGATAATCGAAAGATCTTATCTGCAAATTTGGTGCGCCTGATGAACGGCAACCCAAACTGCAATACACAGTTAAAACTGGCTCAAAGAGCCGGACTAGGTAAAGGTACGATAGGGCGCATACTGCACGAAGAAGTCAGCGTGACAGGTGATACGTTGAGCGCGCTCGCCCAAGCGCTCGGTGTCGAGGCTTACGAACTATTGATTGACCACTCAAAACCGCAAACCGCAGCGCCCGTCACAGCAGACGATACGTTTGATGCGATTGTGGCGATTATGCAGAACTGGGAGGACGAGGACTTTGAGGCTTTTCAGGGGATGATTCGTGCGTACAAGAAGATGCGCTAACGCGATGTAGCCGTTGCCGCTCAACTGCTTGTACCAATAGAAGCAGTACACCGCTGCTGACACTTAACTCTTTCAGAGCTTCCTTTTTCACGCGACCACACTCCTGCGTTACAATTGATTACGTGACCGCTAGTATCAAGAGTGATCTGTTTTATGTCAAACAACGTAGTGCATGATTTTTTTAACATTCCGCTCTATCCCACAAGGGATAGATGGCTTTTTCTCTGACCAACGCAATTTTCAAAGCGGCCAAGACTTCCTGCACGACAATATAGATCGACTAATTAGCGACTACGAGACATATTACGGACCACCTAAAAAGCGCGAATAACGCGCATTTTGTCTAAGTTTTAATATAACAAAGCCCTTAAATGGGTTTTTTTTGGTTGCAATAGTCCCAGATATGGGCTTAACTAGCTCTTGTCGCCCCATTAACGGGGTTATTATCTGAGGGAATAACAATGCAAGACCTAGACAGACGCATTCAACAAGTCAAAGGCGAACTCAACATGGAGCGCGTCAGGAACGAGCACGCAGACGGGCGCGCATGGCATCAATCCAACGCCCGTATTGATCGTTTAGAGCATGATCTTCGTTATTTGGAGTCGTTAAAGCGAGAAGTTGCGGAGGTGTCAGCATGAACGCGCTCACCATCAATACACTGATCTTGCCGGACAGTATCGGCACGACTGAGATACAAGCCATTGCACGCGAGCATGATTGTGATGTGATTGTGCTGCGCGACAACCTGTATCGCCTTGTTGATCTGCGCGAGCAACCAGAGCAAAAGCCTGCTCGCAACATTTTAAACTTTTTCAAGGGAGTATGTCGCCATGACCGCTAAAAAAGGACTAGAGGGGCTGCGCGCACCTTTCCCCGCCCACCTGATAGGGAAGCTGCCAAAGCCAACGAAGAAGCAAACAGACATTGTAAGGCAGGACTCCCGACAAGGCATTCGCTGTGAGTTGTGCCAAGCATGGCATCACCCAGATGTGGTGCATCTTGATTATGTTGGTCACGCAGCGCTAACAGATCGGCTGCTTGATGTAGACCCAGAATGGAACTGGTCGCCCGTTGGCAGTGAAGTGCCAGTGTTAGACGGGAACAACGGTATGTGGATAAAGCTAACGGTGTGCGGAGTGAGCCGATTAGGTTACGGCTCTGCGGGTGATAAGAAAGGTGGCGATGCAACTAAAGAGGTGATTGGGGACGCGCTTCGTAATGCCGCTATGCGCTTTGGTGCAGCACTGGACTTATGGCACAAGGGTGACTTGCACTTACACCATGAGACTGACGAGACAGAAGAGCAGCCAGAGCCGCAAGCACCCCCGCTCAAACTCTATACGAACCAAGAGTTTCAAAATCTCTTTGGTGCGTGGAAGCAGCTTATTGAAATGGGCAAGCAAAGCGTGGATAGCATTTTGAAAGGCATGGCTGAAAACCACCGCGCCATGACACCTGAACAGCGCCAACAACTAATGAACGTCAAGGGAGTAAACGCAGCATGAGAACACTCAATGTAGAGCAAGGCACACCAGAATGGCACGCAGCGCGAGCCGAGTATCTATTCACCGCATCAGGCGCGCCCGCCATGATGGGCGACTCACCGCACAAAAGTCGTGAGGCATTGTTGCGCGAACTGGCGACAGGCGAGAAAGAAGAAATATCTGCGCACACACAGCGCATCTTTGACAAAGGCCATGACGTAGAAGAGTTGGCGCGTCCTATCGCAAGTCGCGTCCTCTTTAACGGCCAATCCCTGCCGAACACGGTAGGCGTATCACTGGTGGCCGAGGGTTTAACGCTACTGGCTTCGTTTGATGGCTTGAGCGCAGGCAATGAAGTCTGGGAGCATAAACAGTGGAATGAAAAGAAAGCCCACAAGATGCTGCATGAAGATACTCTGTTGCCGGAGTATATGTGGCAGCTAGAGCACCAGATGCTAGTCGCAGGCTCGACTATCTCATGGTTTCAAATGAGCGATGGCACAGAGGAAAACTGCTATTTCAAACTGTATATGTCTGACCCTGCCAAGCGCGCAGAGTTGATTGCGGGTTGGTTGCAGTTTAAAGCCGATCTAAGCGAGTGGCGACCTACCGCCAGTCTGGACGTAGTGCCTGCAACAATGGCAGAACTGCCAAAGCTGCACATGGTTGCCACTGGGCAGATCACCCAGAGCAATATCAATGAAGTGGCCGCAGCCGTGAAGCACATTATTGACACCCGATTGCAAAAGCCGAACACGGACGAGGAATTTGCGCAAGTAGAAGCCTTTACCAAAGCTGCCGCGAAAGCAGCCAAAGCCGCGAAAGACAAACGCACAGAGTTGTTATCTATCTATCCTGAAATCGCCACACTGGATGACATGGTGAACGCGCTTGATACGGCCCGACTGCACGATCAAAAGTTGGTTCGTACACGCAAAGATGCAATTCGCTACAGCATGATTGATGTAGCGCGGAGTGAATGGGAAGCGCACAAGATCAAGTGCGAGGCCGAGATAGGCACGACTCTCTGTATCACGACCCCTGATTTTAGCGAGGCGATCAAAGGCAAGAAAAACTTTGATTCCATGCAGGACGCGATCAATACCAAAGTCGCCCGCGAGAAAGTCACTCTCACTCAGTTAAAAGATCAGGCGCTTGAGAACGCAGAGAATCTTCCTGACGGGCTTTCTGTCGATGATGTGCGCGACTTCCTTGATCTAGGTAAAGAGAACTTTGGGGCGCGTTGTGTGGTGTTACTACAGCAGCGTGAAGCACAAGCCAAGCAGTTAGCCGAGGCAAAAGCAAAAGCAGAGGCTCTAACGAAAGAGCAGCCGAAGCCGAAGAAGCCAAAGGCCGACCCATTGGTGCAGGAGTTGATGGATTTAATCGCCAGTACAGAGGGCGCAGTAATGAACGAGATTGCAGCGAGCGTTGTTGCAACCTTTATTCTTGGTCGAAGCAAGCAAGCAGCATAAGGAGATAGGCATGTTAATTCTAACGCGAAGAGTTGGTGAGAAATTGGTTATTGGTGATGATATTGAGGTGGTTATTTGTGCGCTGCATGGCAATCAAGTGCGATTGGGCGTTGAAGCGCCCAAAGGTATCTCTGTGCATCGTGAAGAGATTTACAAGAAAGTGTTAGCCGAGCGCGAAGCACTAAAAGCAGCAAGTTAGGTCAGAGCGTTTAGGGGTGTTCCGCGCCCCTCTTTTTAATTTTTGAGGATAAGATCATGGCAAGAGGCGTAAACAAAGCAATCATCATTGGCAATCTTGGGCAAGAGCCTGAGATTAAGAATCTGAATGACGGTGCAGTATTGGTCAATCTATCGGTAGCGACAGACGAAAGCTACAAAGATAAGCAGACTGGGCAGATCGTCCCGAAAACAGAATGGCATCGCGTTGTTGGTATTGGTCGCCTAGCTGAAATCTGCCGCGACTATTTGAACAAAGGTTCAAAAGTCTACATCGAGGGCAGGTTACAAACCCGCAAGTGGCAAGATCAGTCAGGACAAGACCGCTACACAACAGAGATTCGCATGTTTGAAATGCAGATGCTCGACAGTAAGGGTGACAGCAATCAGCAGCCGCAGCAACAGAACAATTACCAAGCGCGACAGCAGCAGCAGCAAGGCTATCAGGCTCAGCAGCCTCAGAACAACTACCAACCGCAGCAGCAGCCCGCCCGCAATCAGGTGCAGCCCTCGCCTATGGCGCACTTGCCAAACGCAGGCGCGGATTTTGATGATGATATTCCGTTTTAGCAGACTATTTAGGAGTTGAACATGGCTACTCGTAAATGTATAGCCTGCGGCAATGCGCTCTCAGGGGCGCAGCTTAATGCGTGCAGTCGGGCTTGTAGAAACAAAGTGGATAATATGAAACGTGCAGAACAAGCTAGTGATGTGCTAATGCGCAATCGTTTCCTCTTAGCTGCATCGAATAATAGTCACGCAACAATGGCGAACCGATACCAGAGGTGGGTGTAATGAGTGATTTATATTTAACAAAAGACGAAGTGGAGCACATTACGGGCAAGAAGCACGCCAAAGCGCAGCGAGCCGTATTAGCGGCAATGGGGTATAGCGTGAATCTTCGTCCAGACAGTACGTTTTGGGTCCCGCGAGCGCAGTTTCTTGAACAGCAAGTGAAGCCGCGCAAGTACAAAATGAACTTGGATGCGCTCAATGTCGCCTAGTATCGAGCGTAAGGCGGCAAATAAAGCGTACCCGAAGTATTGGCGCTTACGCAGGCGGCACAATAAATTCATTGTGTCGTTTCGCGTGCCGACTTCAATCCGCCACTTATGGGAGAACAAAGCCGAGGTCACGCTTGGCTTGGGCGATACGCAAGCCGAAGCCGAGCGGCAGGCGTTCTACACATGGGCGAAGAAGATACATGCTGACACCACGCCTATGAGCATGGCTGATCTGTTCGATAAATATTCAGCCGAAGTTATCCCAGAGAAAAGCCCCAAGACGCAGAGCAGCAACCGAGACAGCATTAAACGATTGCGTGCTGTGTGTGGCGAGATACCCGTTTTAGCGTACAAAACGCACATGGCGTATCAATACAGGGATGCAGTCGCCAAAACGAAATCAGAGAAAATTGCGAATCTGGATTTACAGGTGCTATCCCATTGTTTCACCAAAGCCTTTGAATGGGGTGTTGATCTAGTAGAGCACCCAATTAAAGGCAAGGTTACAAAGTTTACGCTGCAAGCGCGTGATCGTTATGTGACAGACGAGGAACTGGAGTGGTTCTTGTCAGTCGCCAATCCATTCTTGAACGCTTATATCCCGCTCAAAATAGCAACAGGCAAAGACCAGTCAATGATACTGGCCATCAAGCTCACAGATATTAAAGAGGATAGTCTGTTTTTCCCGAAGCGGTTTAAGACCGAGGGTAAGAGTAAGAATGTCAAAGCGAGTTCCATGCCGTTCATGCACAACGGCCAAAGCACAGGCTTAAAAGAAATACTGGATGGCATTCTGCTCTGGCGCAAGAGCGTCAAGAAAGCATGGAACAGCGAGTATTTGTTTGTGGCCCGTACTGGTCTGCCGTACTTCGATGGCAAAAACAACTCAGCATTTAAGTCGATCTGGCAGCGCGCCATGACTAAAGCACTAAAAGACACAGCGCTAACCGAGAAATTCACGGAGCATGATCTTTGCTCTAAAACCGCGAGTGACGTAGAGACAGTCGAAGAGGCAGCGCGATTGCGCGGCCATACCAATCTGCGCACCACCACACAAAACTACCGAGTGAAGCCGGAAACGGTCATACCCCATAAAAAAAAGGACCAATAAGATGCGATCAATGAAAACAGGCACAGAGTCGAAACGCGCAAAGATTGAGAGAGACTTGCGCAAATTCTTACGCGCAGGCGGGAAAGTACAAGAAGTGCCTATTGGTATGGGCAAGGACGCTGCACGCAATATGCAATGGAAAGCCATGTCTATTGAGTCAGCAAGCAAGGCGGGCTTATGAGCTATAAAGTCTATTTCAAAGACGAGCATGGCAACAGTTGTTCGTTACGCCTTGCCGCAAGATCGAGCGCGCACGCGATACAGGAAGTGTACCGAGCGTTTTCGATCATTGGTGCGCCCATATCAGGCGCGCACACCAACTACTAAAGAGAGGTAAGTGATGGCAAATCTATTGGCAATTCTAGTGCTAACAGTGACATTTGCGCTGATAGTCCTACCCGCATTAGGCGTGATATTCGGCCCAGATGGGCAGACCTACGGAGAGGCTATCGAGAATGGCCTGATGTACGCAGCAATAATTGGCATATTTGTTTGCGGGTTATTCGGGCTTACATGGGCTATCGATCAATTAGCACGTTAGGAGTAACAAGCAATGCCTGACATAACCATGTGCAAAGGCGAGGGCTGCACGATCAAGAACGAGTGCTACCGCTTCACAGCCACGCCTGACAAGTACAGGCAGTCTTGCTTTGTTGAGTCGCCTTGTACTAAGAAGATGGGCGGTACTAGCTGTGATCATTACTGGCCGAATAGGGATAACAAGTGATGGAAGTTTTTAGAATAATTCTTGTTGGCGTTCTGGCAATTCTCTCTTTTGTGAATTGTTGGCTTTGGAGTAAATCAGAAAAAGGAACAGTTGAAGAGCTTGGTTATATGGTCAAGTCATTCAGCTTCACAATCTTGATAGGTCTTATCGAACTGTAAGTAATTAGGAGTTAGGTTATGAGAGAGATTAAGTTTAGGCAGTGGTTGGGCAATAGGTTCTCTTATTGGGGTGTTGGTGTGAACGAATGCACTTTCGTATCACCCGCTTCAGGCAGTGGGATAAACGCCCTAACAACTCCGCATATGCAGTACACAGGGCTAAAAGACAAGAATGGCGTTGAGATTTACGAGGGGGATATTTTCAAGGCGCACACATACCCCTTTTACAGTGATAACGACTTGAATTATCTAGGTGTCATTACCTATGAAGATGACGCGGGCTATATGGGGTGGTATTACGACCTACATACTGTAAGCGATAGAGTGCGAGGTTCTGCCTGTGGTGGCGGTATGCCTGATCTTGAACATGCAGAGTTGGAAGTCATCGGTAACATCTACGAGAACCCTGAGCTTTTAGAGGCTGTAAGTAATTAGGAGTTAGTATGAGCCATTTGAATGGGTTTGAAGTTATTGGTGGGTTCTGGCGATTCAGGCGACTCTTGTATGCAAACACACCCTATGTCTGTTTTTTCTACGGGCAAAGCACAGCAAATAAAATATTCTGGCGGTTTTACTGGCTTACGCCAAACACAGATGTAAGTAATTAGGAGTAACAAGTGATGCGACCAATTACAGTAAATCACGGAAAGCAGTTTGGTTACGCAAACTGGTACACGTTTTATTGCCCAACGTGCCAGAAGCAAATAACACGACAAGAAACAGAGCATAAGCCCTGTAAGTGCGGAAGCAAAATCGAATGGGCAGTTGAAGTTGATTAACGAAAAACTATTAGCAACAGCAGAGATCGCATGGCTTGTTCTGGCGATAGCGGCCTTTTTTATTATCGGATATAAGGTGATTTAGATGGAATGCAAAGATTGTAAAAGTGTCATTGATCAAGCGTGTGAGGATGCGCTACTGTTCGGTAGCTCAATGATAGAGTTTACTCCTTCTGGTTGCAGATGTATTCCAGTGCAAGAAGTAACAAAGCCCTTTCTTATCGCGCCAGATGAAGAGTCTGCGAGCGCATTAAAAGAGCAAGCGCCTGATATTACCGTTATTATTCAAAATAGATTGCCTAGAATATGAGCTGCCTAGAAGCAAGGAGTGATTTAGATGTATAAGAAAACATAGTGCCGAAACCGTTGTTTTGTGGGGACGAAAGCCGTTTGTGGGGACGGGCATGTCTGGGAAGTGGCGCGGCTGACAGGATTTGAACCTGTGACCATCTGGTTCGAAGCCAGAATTTCTATAGCCTTTTTCCCTAAATAAATCAAAGGTTTGAGTAAATCACCATCCCCACACATGAAAGCTCAAACAAATATAGCCGCCTTATAAAACAAGAGCTTACAATGCTGCGTGGGACAGCTTTTTGCGCCCTGAGATTCTAACTAGATTGCCTTTTAAATGGTACTCCATGCAGTACATTTAGATCACCAATAACAAGCAGGGTGATTTTCATGTACTATTGGACGCATAAGAACGGCAGATACTATGCCGCCATTATTTCCCAAGACCTATTTGGATTCTGGACAGTGCTCAAAGTATGGGGTGGCGCGGGTCGTACCGAGTCACAAACAAGTATCATTGCGTGCGACTCCCCGCAAAGCGCTCTTCAAGAAGTAGCGAACATTGCCGCGACTAGGCGACAGCATGGCTATCTCATGCGCCAACCGCTTCACACTATGCCCAAACCAGAACTGGCCGCGAATTAGTGGTGGCACTCACCGTTGTTGTTCTGATGATGCTCATTGCGGGCATCATTAAGACAGGCAATCTCGTGCTCGTTTTCCCTATCCTGTTCTTTATCTATCTACTCATGGACCATGAAAAGAAAGGCAAGCCCGATAACAGTATAGATGCGCTATTCGGACTGCTCTTCTTTCTTGGTCTGGCGGGTGTACTACTGCGTATGCTAGAAAGCCTCTTCCGTTAGTTTTGAAATACGCTTGCTTAACTCATTCTTCTTCTTACGCAACCGCTCGATCTGACTGCGCTTCATCGAAGCAGAGTAGCGCGTACTCTTGGTGATACGGTCAATTTCCTTATTAAGCTGACCAAGCTGCTGACGCGCACGCCCTAGCGCACCGCGATATTTCAGCTTGCCACCGCTCTCTGTTCTAAGCTCGCTTGCTCGCGCATAATCCCCGTCTTTCTGGTAGGCGCGAATCGTGCGGTAAATCTCGTCTACTTCTTTCGTGCGCTCATATAGATCAGTGGCGTACTGCGTTGTCTTAGCGTTCTTCGTGCCGCGATACAGCGCCTTAAAGACAGGTAGCTCGTCAATCGTCCAGTCTGGCTTAACAGGCTTGCCCGTTGCCCAGTCTACCGCCAAGTCTGCACCGCCAAGCGCATAAATACCCAGTGTGCCAGTGTAGCCTTTCCAAAGATGCTCAAGCTCTTTAGGCGATAAACCAAGCCATGCCGCAGTATCACGCAGCGCGACAGCCGTTGAACTGGTGCGCGAGTTAAAGCGGGCCGATTTCAATTTACCCTCGTCTGACATACCCTCGATAGGCGTGCCAAAGAAGAATGACTTATTCGCAATCACTTCTGCAACAGGCATTACGGCCTGCGGAATCGGGTTAACATTCAGGGTGTGCATGATGTTGTGCGCGAGTGACCACGTTAATTTACTGCTTGGCTGATTACCAAGAGCGACATGCGCCATACGTTCCGGCATCGTGCCAAAAATAATACCAATCTCAAACGGCTTAGGTATGCGGAAATGATGATCGCCCATAAAGATATGCCAGTTTGCGTCTTTATCCCAATCTGGTAACTGCTCGTATCTTTCTTCGTCATCATTGAGAAACGCAAGTGCCACACTCCACATTGCAATCTTCGCGCCTGCGGCTGCAACTGCACGCCAATCATCCCTAGAGGCTCGGCCCAGTTTATTGAGGCCCTGTAGTCGCGCATTAAGGAAAGGCACAAAGTCCGTAAAGAATGTCAGTGCTGCAAAGTTTCCGCGCAATGAGTAGTCCATCAAGTCTTTTGATTCATAGACCGCCTGCGCCAATGGTTTGCCTGCGGCTAATGCTTTCTTGAACGTGCCTAGTCGGTTCGCGTTCTCCACTTTATCGCCCCATCCTCGGTAGGTCTGCCAACCATTTGATAGTGCGCCTTTCATCTTCTCTTTGGTGTTTAGCTGCGAGTTCTCGTAATCGTCTAGCGTCTTGCCTTTCAAACCTTTCGCTTCTAGCGCCCTGCGCACAATATCCGCTGACGCATTAGGGTCTGTGCCATGCACATAGCCACCCTGAAAAGACGCGCCCGCAAACATGAGCGTTCTATAATCTTCATCCTCTTTCCATGCGTGCTTCATGCCCTCCCACGAATCAACACCAAACTTAAACTGGTCTGGGTTGATCGCCCAAGCATGTACCGCATCCCTGATAAAGTTACGCACGATAAAGTCAGGCGAGGCCGTGACACCCGTTGTTAAGAGTCGCTTAAAGTAACGCGCTCCGCGCATCATTGTACTGTTAGAGCTTTGCGAATCCATGCTCGTAAACGCCCGCAACAAGGACGGTTCATGCACTCGGTAATACTCATTCTTCCCGTTACGGCTGACGCGAATCACATCAGGGTCAGTCGGTGCGGTAATCGCCCACATCATTTCATAAGACTGGCTATCTAACTTCGCCACTTCGTCTATGATCTGCTCTTCTGCGGTATCGCGCTCAAAGCCCAATACCTCGGCCACCTGCCGCCTAAACTCTCTATCCGCTTTGATACGCTTGTTCAGATCAGACTTAGGAATCGCGGCTTGCGTATAGCGCATAGTCTCATTCTGTAGATCGTCCGTATCTTTCAGATTATCTACCGCTTTGAGTAGCGCGCTATTTTTCATGGCGCTGTCTGTGAGCTTAATCCAGTTCGTGAGTATGTTGCTCAATAGATCATTGGTTGGTAGCGTGCCACCAATTAACTGTCGAACACCCGCGCTCTGGTGTGATAACCCTCGCTTGGTTCGCGGTCCTAGCAACGAACCACCATCTACGTCTGCTTGACGATAAAACGGTATGTAATATTCTGACTCCCATTCTGCGCGTGATGCAGCGTCAATTAGCCCTGCTTCTTCGCTCAAGTCGAGCATGGCTTGGTTGATCGCCTTATATGCCTCGTGCGCCTGCTTAAATGCCGCCTCTTTACCTTTCGCCTTATCAAGCCCTGTCTGTATATTCTCTTCGGTCAGGTTGTTTTCGCGCCCCTGCTCCATTAGCTCTTGCGCACGTTTACTGCCCATCCATGCAAGCCAGTCGTTCAGGTCAGGCCCAAGCTCTGCGAATATCTCCATCAAGCCCTGCGTACCCTCTTTGTACTGAATAATCCCGTCTTTCCATTTCGGTGCGCCATATTTCAAGATGCCGCTCATTACATCGGCAACACCTGTTGCGAGTCGTGCGCCCACATAGCCAGACTTCGCCATGTCCGTCACGCCTGCGCGATCTTCGGCACGCTTCAATCCCACCATGCCATCAAAGAAGCCCTCATAGCCTCGCTGATACACTGACCATTCAGGGTTAAACAGGTTATCGACTATCTCACGGATAATGTCGTATATCTTTTGCATTAGCGTCTTGGCTTCGGGAGCGGATAAACCCATCTTCTCCATTAGCTCTTGATCTTCTAGTACGCGCTCACGCGAGAACATCACGGAGTTGGGGTTTTTCTGGTACTTCGGATTTTTAACAAGCACCGTTGGCCCGACTTGGATTAGTTCATCACCAGATACTACTTGCTCCATTGTGTCTGCATTGTAGTAATAGCTTCTGCGCTCTGGGTCAAAGCCCACCTGAACCCAGTCTTTTGATTGCATGGCTTTCTGTGCGCGTGCGTATAGCGATTGTATAGGCTCTTTATTCCACTCGCCTTTAATCTGCGCGAATGGTGATTTCGCTTCACCCATTGCCACCTTTAATGCCGCCTTGCCATAGCCCTCTTCTTTCAAGACAGGGTTGCGCACGCCCGCAATAGGTACATAGCCGACAGTGGCAGAACCTTTGTGTACCGTTGGAATCCAAACGCCATGATTTGTATAGGCCGGAATATCCAGTCTGACACCCACACGCTCGCCATCTTTAAGTGCGCTAGTCGCACCAATCTTCGGCACTTTGTTGGAGGCAAGCGCTTTACGCATATCTGCAACAGACGCAATCTTAGGCAATTCATCCCGCGCAGCAGCAGGCTTGTTCGCGTCCTGTATGCGGTTAAATTCAGCCTTAGTAATCTCGCCCTTTTCAAAGCGCTTGGCCGCAGCTTGAATGGCAGGCACACGTTTAGCAGCCTCTTTGTGATTCATGCCGATACGTGAATTTTCACGATCACGCGAGAAGCGCACATCACTACCACCGCCACCAGAGGGAGGCGTTGTATCATTTTTAAGTGCTTTACGCGCACCGCTCAATACCGCAAACAGATCAGTTTCGCCCATCTTACTGAGCTTGATAAAGCCATGCTTGTTTAGCCATGCCCGCAACAGGCCGATCAATTCTTTGATCTTGCGCTTCACACTTGGGCGGCTCTTTTGCGCCATGTGCGCCAGTAGCTCGTCCATCAGCATGAGGTCGATATTTTCTACGTCATGCCCCTCAAGCGCAAAGCCCTCAATGTAATCGTTGATGACTTTCTCCGTGAAGCCGTACTGCTCACCAAACTTTATGACACCCTTGCGGCCACCAATCGCCATAAAAATCTCGCCCAATTTGGACTTAAACTTTTGACCAAAGAGCTTGCGTACACCATAATGGCCTAGCGCTTCATGCAAGATACTTTCTTCAAGCAATCGCTCTGTCTTGTGCATATCACGAACGAGGTAAATCGTATCGACATCGTTATCGAATACAGCATATACCTCGTCTGTGCCCTGATTGGCGGCTATGTCCTTTATCTTTTGCGGCAGTTGTTCAAACGTATCAACAAGCGTAATGACGCTGTTAGCGCCACCCCACTTCCCAGTAACACGCCTGATAACTTTATCTGCCTGCGCTGCGCTGATCGCACCATCGCTCTTCGGGGTCGCACCACGTTGACTATTGATACGCCCCTTAGAGAATCGGACTGAATCTGAAAGGCGCGATACATCTGCGCCCAGTGTTTCCAGTAGTTGCTTATTCGGGCTTGGCGCGCCCTCTGGCAGAGAATCTACTTTCTCAATTTTGGCGTTGCCTGCTTCAATGTCCACATCTGTGCTGTAAGTATAAAGATGGACGTACTCGCCTGTAGACTGCTTGATTGCAGGTAAAGCCGCACCTCCGATAGAGTCAAATTCAACACCGAGCGTTTTAAACGTATCTCCCTCATGCGACACAGTAACAGGTTTAAGGTTTTCCATATTAAACTGCGTTCTGCTGACGTTGCGCTTGGTGTCTGAGTCAATATACTTGTTCGGGGTTTCCCCTCTGCGTATCTGCTCCTGAATGTCTGTCAGCCTCTCTTCCACCGATAACCAGTTATTCAGTTTGACAGCATCTTGCGCAGCGGCCTTTTCGCTTGAAATGTCGCCCTCCATTAGAATCTCGGCATTTTTTAACGAGTCGCGCATCGTGCGCACATTGCTTTCTGCCTGCGCTTTCGCAGTCGATAGTCTGGTTTTAGCTGTGGATAGATCAAGTAGATTAAGCAGGCGCATAGAGCCTGTCACAGTCGAGATAGGTGACACATCAGAGTGGTGCAGATCATGTTTCCCATTATTGCCTGTCAATGTCACGGTTGCGCGATACGATGGCGAATCATCTTTATCTGCCGCCATGCTTAGACGGTCAAAGGAAACAGACACGCCATACCCGTTCCCTATATCTACCGAGCCTGACCAGTTCTCACCATCTTTCACCGCTGCTGTTGCCGGATTGATAATGCGCTCTTTCACCATATCAGCATACGGATGATCTATCGTAAGCAAAGAGGGTGTTTTTGGTCTTTCTGGCTTCTTCTCTTTCTTCTTCTGATCTGGCTCTAGCCCGCTCCAACGGTCACTCGCCTCTCGAAACTCATCCATTGCCAATTCAAACGACTGCTGCTGCTCTTGCATTATGTCAGCGTACTCGCCTAAATCGAAATCTGCGGCAGCAAAATTATCAACCAACGGGATAACAGCCTCATACCGCGCTATCTTATCAGGGTATGTTTCTAGCGTACTTTCTGCCCCTCGTTGGCTAGAGGCTTTCGCTAAGTAGGTGGTCATCTTATTGGCTTTATCTAAATCGCTTTGCAGCTTCAGCTTATAGATTGGATTACCTGTTGAGCTTGCCTTGAAATTCGCATAGCTGTCTGCGTCACTCGCGGAATCATCCACAAATTCATCAAGCCCACCAGAGCGGAATTGCTCAATCGCTTTCGCTTTGCGCTCCAATATCTGCCACATAACAGGGTCGCTTGAGCCTTGTGTCGCATACGCCACAATCTCGACTTCAAACCCGTCAGGGTCAGCCGCATACAGCATATTACCCTGTCGGATAATGCGCCCCTCGCGCTGTTCCATGTCGGACGGTCGCCACGGTGCATCCATGTGATGAAGCGCCACTAATCGCTTCTGTGCGTTTGTACCCGCGCCCATCTTTTGCGAACTACCAAGCAATACCCGTATCTCACCATTATTGACCAGATCAAACAATTCCTGCTTCGCATCTACCGTCTTATAGTCATGGATAAACGCGATTTCATTTTCAGGTATGCCCGACTCCATCATCATGGCTTTAAGGTCATCGTAGACACTAAAGCCTGTGTCGGCTGTCAGCACCGTACTCTCAAGCTCGCGCATCATATCCTGCACTTTTTCGGCCTTATCGCCTGTCAGCCCCTCACTCTCCAGTACGCGATTTACTTTTTCAGCAATATCCCGAAATGTCATGCTATACGCATCCGTATCGTACAACTCCAATCTACTGCGCACATACGCTGTCGCTTCACGGCTTGGCATAACACCCTTAGCCAGTGCCACTAAATCGGCCCGCGCATTTTTCTCTGCGGTTTTAGCAGGCGTACCCATATCACTAAAGATAAGTTGCGTGCCTTTCACAGAATCATACTGGTCATAAATGCGCTTCACGTTTTTCGCTGCTCGCGCTACCTTACCTGTCGGGTCACGAGGCAGCGTTGGGTCTACTAGCCGTGAGTCGAGCGAGGCTTTCTTTGCATCACTCAATACCCATAAAGGATTGTCGATCTTAGAATATTCTCTGCGCTCTTCCCTGCCTGTAATCGCCTGTATGCCTTCCATGCGCGCAATCAGGTAATCGTTATAGCGTTTTTGAGACTCGGTAGCCTCGGCCATATCAAGCTGACGCTCACCGCCTTTTATGTTCGGAATTGGGAATCGCGTACTCTTGCTTTCACCTGTTTTTTTGTTCTGCTGTTGTACGTCCTCTGCATAGATATTCACCATATCCTCACGAGTAATAACATCACCCACCTGACGATATAAAGCAGAAAGCGCTTTGACATTATGAATGCCCTTTAAGACTCTGCGTTCTTTGATCGTGCCTGTTGGCGTATATTCTAGCGCTGTATCTGTACTTAAAAACGAGCCTGCAAACGCATCAAATTGCGCAATATCCATTTCTTTCAACTGGTCATACTGGAGGTAATACATCATGGTATAAACCTCGACCAAGCTGTTACTGATAGGCGTACCCGTCATATAGGTGACACCGCCATTTTCAAGCGATTGAATGTCGCGCAGCTTCACCAGTAGATCGAGCGCACGATCAGAACCCGCAGGCGAGTTCATGCCCACCACCTGATCGCTTGATGTAGAGTAGGTTAAGTTCTTAAATTCGTGCGCCTCATCGACCACAAGATAGTCAAAGCCTACGTCCTCAAACTCAAAACCTATATCATCCCCTGCACTCTCCAAGCTCTTTTTCTTGTCTTTCAGCTTGTCGTTCAGGCGCGTAATCGCCTGCTCAATCTGACTAACAGAAGAACCTCGGCTTCCACTCTCTTTCGCTTGATTTCTCGCCTCTTCTAACGCTTCTCGATACTCTGCAATCTTGGCGTTAATAACGCGCTCAAACGACTCATAAGAATTAGGCAGCGCTTTTAAGTGGGAGTGGCCCATGATGATTGCGTCATAGTCGCCCGTAGCCGCACGCGCAAAAAACTGCTTACGATTTTTGGCGCTCATCTGTTTTTCCGAGGCGACTAGAATGTTTGCTCCTGCATACAATTCGTAAAAGTCAGCCGCAAAACTCCCGATAATATGATTTGGTACGGTAATCAGGGGCTTTTTACTTAACCCTAATCGTCTGCGCTGCATCACTCCGCTAATCGCTGTAAAGGTCTTGCCTGCGCCTACCGTATGATCGAGCAATACAGACTTCGACATGACCATTCTGGCCGCGCCATCCAACTGCGTTTTACGCATTTCAATAACTGGATTTTGACCAACTGGCTTGAAGTACAAGCGCCCGTTGTATTTACGCTCTGCTTGCGTATTAACACGATCATTAAAGTTTTGCGCCACCGTGATCTGGGTGGCTTCGTTGTTCTGCACAAAGGTTTCAAACGCAGAAGCAAGGTTGTTTATGAGTAGGTTGACTTGCTTTGTACCCTCTTCGTCCTTTCTACGATCAGAACTTGGCCCTTCGTAGATCACTAGAGACTTGCCATTTGCTGCTGCATTAAAGAGTTCGATAACACTCTTATGGTCATTCTTAAACTGCGCGCCTATCTCGGTGAGCGCGCCTATTGAATTACCCTCGGCCATGATCTTGCCGAGCTTGCGGTTAATGCTTACTTTGATGGCTTTCCCGCCAAGCGCTTCAAGAAAATCCTTAAATACTTCGGCATCCACCCAAGGAGCGCGGATAGAGGCTTTTACTTTATCCACCGGAATATCCGCAGGAAGCACTCGCTCTAGGTGCTTAATGTTGGCATCTAGTCCCTGCTCTTGCGCCAGTTTGTACTTGGCTTTTACATTGCCTGACAAGTAATCGTCTACAAAGTCATAGTCGCCCGTTTCAGGGTTTAGGAATAGGTATGGCGAGTCGCCAGTCGTTAGCTTCTCTTTCGCCTCGCTGCGCGATATGCCCATTATTTTTGCGACATAGGACAGATCAATCTTGCCGTTTTCCTGCATGGAAAAGCTAACAGCATCATCAACCGTCTTAGCGGAGCTTGGTTTTTTGTAGGACTCAATGACGCGCCCATCAAAGATAGCGTGTTTGCTGATCTTGCCGCTCGCTTTGTTAAACGAATCCAAGCCCGATTCAATACCCAAGTCGCCACGCAACAAACCGAGGTTGTCATCAATGGAGGCCGTTTTGGTTTTCGTGCTGTGCTCCAAGACAAACGCATCGTACTGCTGATTGAGCTTTTTACGCAGCGCGTTCATTTCTTTGAGGTCTTGCTTTTCTGCGCGTATCAGAGACAGTGCAGTATTGCGCATGTTTAGAATAGATTTTAGCTTTCGATACTTGGCATCCCCTAAACGCGATGTAGCGCTATCCAAAAATTTGCGCACTTCAAGCTGCATGGCTGCTTTGCTCTTGCGCCCCTGCACATAATCCTCAACCGCTTTAAACGCCTTATTATTGGCTTTTAGTTTGCCTCGCGTATTGAGTAGCTTTTCTTTGTAGGTTTTCTCAATCACAAAATCATTTTGCGAAGTCAGGCCATCTAGTAGCCGCGCATTATCTGACCATGCTGTTTTACTGGTGACTTCAACCACGTTCGCACCAGAGCCGCTATCCTCTTCGCGTAGTAAGATTTTGCCTTTGTCGTTGAGCATCATGCCGCCTACAGGCAAGTCACTCTCTGATAGCAGCACCTCACCGCTTAGGCTGTCTTGCTCTTCCGCTGTCAGTGTCAGGTCCACACCGTCAGCCATCTTTTTCATAGCCTTAGCAATCGCGGCTTGCAAGTCGCTATGCTCGTCTGTCGGATGGACCGTCAACTCCCCGCCTGTACGCTCACCGTACATCGTGCCATCCATTGCTGCGCGACCAAGCACCATGTCGGGATTGTCGATGAAATATTGATTCATCTTCACGCCATTGGCTTCACCGCTATTGTTCGTCCAGACAAGATTCTTAGACTGCTCACCCTTTTTCAACTTACGGAACACCACAATATCAGTCGTGACTTCTGTTCCGGCATTTGACTTAAAGGCTGTATTAGGTAGGCGCACAGCCCCGACAAACTCCATAGTCTTGCTGAGTTGCGCGTGATTTTGGTTCTTGGTGTCCAGAAAGTTCTTGGTGATGACCATCATCATCAAGCCGTTGTCGTGCAGCAGTTTGGCGCTCTTAGCAACCATGTAGTTATGCAGACTTAGCCCTGATATGTCTTTGTGCTTGTCGTCATAGATCGGGTTTGCGCCAAAAGGCGGGTTGCCGATAGCAAGGCTAAAGACGTTCTCTTTAAAGCCTGCATCTTGAAATCCTTTAACCTGAATGGTGGCATCATCATAGATCAGGCTTGAGATAGTGCCTGTAATGGTATCAATCTCACTGGCGAACCAGTCAGAGTTCTCGCGCATATCTGCGGGCTGCCAACCTATAAAGTTACCAGAGCCGACCGATGGCTCAACAATCCGCATCTTAGAATCATTCAAGCCAAACGCTTCAACACCTGCCCACATACCTTTTACCACATCCTTAGAAGTGTAAAACGCAGTCGTGATCGAGGCGCGAATGTTGTTGTATTCGGTTTCAGTAACGAGAGACTTTAATTCGTTGTTCGCATCTTGCGCGTATTTGCGCGTAGTTCTGGAATCGAACACTTCACGCAAGCCACCCCATCCCACATAGCGGGCAAGGGTTTCTTTCTCTTGCAGAGTTGCTTTGCGCTTTTCTCTGACAAGCTGTTTGGCTAATCGTATTGCTGACAGGTTCGCTTCAACACGCTCTTTTGGCGTGCCATTGGCTACCCCCTCAACATCATCAAGATTTAGGCTTGATGTTTCAGTATCACTCGCACCGCTTCGCTTTGTGCTTGAGTTGCGTCCACCCCGACTCCCACCAGAGCTTCCGCTTCTGCTGCCGCCATTTTTCCGAGTGCCACTATTTCCCGTTCCCGCATTGTCTTGCTCATTTCCTGATACTTCGGATTGTTCATCAGTGCTTGTGCTATCTGTTCCTGCATCGTCACTTTCATCGTAGTTATCCCCTACAATTTCATTTTCGTTATTGGTGTCTGGCGTATCATTCACCACTTCCTCTTCTAATGAAAGAGAATCTAACACATCATCAATATTGGCCGCTTCTACTTCTGCCGCCCCGCTCAGGCCCTCAAACTCTTGCGTTCTTGGGTCATACTTTGCAGCCATATACCACGATTTAAGGTATGGCTTAACCATATCACCTAAATCATTCACCATCGCCTTAGAGTAGGCGGCAAAGGTTCTCGCGCCCTTTTCTATATGATAGCCTGCTAGGGTTATGCCTGCCTGCACTAGCTCAGGGTCAAGACCGCTATTCATTTGGCCTAGCTTGGCTTTCAGTAAAGCGCGCGCCTTTTCTGCTGCATCCTCGGTGAACACAGTATTTTTTGATACGCTTGGTTTTTCTGGCTTTTGAGGCTTCTCAGGTTTAGCCGCAGTCGGTGTCTCTTCGGCCTGCTCTTCGGCTTTCGCCTCTTCCAGTAGCGCATCCCAATCGGCCATCATAGCCGCCACTTCGTCATCAGAGGGTATGTCGCTTAACTCTTGCTCGTCCAATGCTGCCATTTCAGCATCCATTTCAGCATCAAAGTCATCGTCCGATAATGCACCCTCTACTTCCGGCTCTACTTCTTGTACAGATTCCTGTTCAACTGGCTCTATCTTTTCTGTTCCGGCAATCTGCGCATCCGTCCACTCAGACATAGGCGGCAAGTAGTTGATTGGTGTCTTAGCGTTGTAATCATCGGCCAGTGCTTCATCAATTTTTGGCAATATCTTTTCTAACACGGACGCTTCTTTGCTTGTCCATGCCATGTGCGCCAAGTCTCGCGTAGGTATTTTATCGTGAAAGATGATGTTGTGATGTGCCAACTGCGCATACAGCGCTACCGCTTTCCATGCGTCCTCACGCCACCCATCAAAGGCGATAGGCGCTAAATCAATACCCTCAAACTGCGGGGTGATGCGCGCCTCTGTGCTGCCATGCGCCTCTCTAAACTCATCAAACTTCTGCTGCGACTCAAAGACAAAGCCACCATGCGCGCCACCGCCATCTTTGCCTAGCCCTTTTAGCGTGCTCGCTACATTACCCGTTGATTGCGCGCCCCACTGTTGCGCTAAGGCTTTCATTTCCGGCAAGGCGTACACTTTGCGCGGCACATAGCCACCGCCAAGCTGTACTGATAGCGTGCTAACATCGTAGTCTGTAGTAGACATAACAAAGCGCAATCGCGTCTTGGACGCTTGCATTAACGCTTCGCCCTCTAAAGGCGGGTCTACGTCTGCTTTGTTATCTGATTCTTGCGACTTGTTAGGCGCTAACGGCTTGAGAATTGAACCGTTCGGTTTCTTAATGTCTTTAAAATCTTCATCAAAGAGATAGCTTTCTGCGCTGTCCTTATCTGCCGGAGTGAGCGTTTTTCGTCCCACCATTTCACGGAATTGACGGGCGTTAAAGTTATCACCGACACGCTCCGCTTCTGCAAGCGCGTTTTCAGCTAACCATTGGTCAACGCGAGATAGCGTGTTGGCTGTTTTAATGCGCGTAGAGGTATCGACTTTCGGGAATGGCGTTGTGCTTGCGCCAGAGGTTGTTAAAAGCACTGTGCCTTGCGCGTAGAGTTGATCTTGCTGATACGGTTGCGGCTTGCTTTCGCTCGACTTGTCCTTGTCGCCCTTGCGCCACTTCATGTAGTCCGCATCACTCACCTCAATATCTCGGTCAGCATCAAAGACTTGTTGGCGGGCTTTGCGTAGCTCTTTCTCCAGAGAAGCGCGCTCTGGCGTACCCTCTTTGGCGCGCTTCATAGCACGCTTAATGCGCGTTACTTCCCGCTCACCAATCGTCTTGCCTGTCGGCTTATCCTCGTCTGGCTTGGTATCGGGTTTCGTTTCTGCGGTTGGCGGGTCCGTTAAATCTAGTTGGTTCGGGTTAGCATCTGCCGGACGATTAGAGCCTATTAACGAAAAGCTATTCGTCTGCTCGTCAATCTTGGCTTTGGCTTCGTCCTGCTTCTTCTTGCGCTTCGCTTCTGCAATTTGCGCTTCACGTTCAGCAAGTTCCTGCTCCGTGTAAGATGTTAAGAGTCCTGTTCCAGTTCCTTGATTCTGTTCTTCAACTCGCTCGCCTTGTACGTTTTGAGCTTGAGCTTGCCCTCCTGACGTAGCGCTAGTAGTCGCTCCGCTTCCGCTCGCAGTTGCTTCACTCGTTTCTGAAAGATTGCTTTCTTCATACTGATTACCTTGTTCTCGTCTGTCATCGTACTTTCCTGAACGAATAAGCGCATATATGCTTGAGGCTAGAGCTTCCGCGCTGTCTGCCTGCATTTCTAACTCGTCTAGGGCTTCTTTGGGTACACCTGCATGACGAGCCGTTTGAATGGCCTCAACTGCTAGTTGCTCAGAGTGGCTTAGTTCTAGGTCTGCGTCAAACTCGCTTTGGTCGATTTCATCCATGTCATAGTCAAAATTAGGCGCATCTTGCGCTGCATCCCATGACGGGGAATCTTGCTGTGCTGCCGTTAGGCGCTCTAGTAACTGACGCTGCTTACGCTGCTCGCGCTTCTGCTCGCGCAACTCGCGTGTGTACGCCAAGTTCTCGTCACTGTTATGCCCTGCATCTATTTCATCCATCAGCATGGAGATAATGCGCGCTTGTCGTGAACCTAACGCCTCGCCCTTTAACGCCTTATCAACCGCACGTTTTACATCGTCCGTTGACGCGCCTGTAGCCGCCAACAAATCTTGCCCCCACTGAGGATTAGAAGAAGATGTGCGCCCAGTAATTACGCCATGCTCATTTCTGACATACGCAATACCGCCACCCTTAACCAACTCTTTCACCATGACGGGCAGTACGTCTTGATAGCTGCGCTTACCCTCACGCAAAAAGCGCTCGTCCGTTAAGCCTTGCGGCAAGCGCTCTTGGCGCTTCTGCTTGGTCTGTAGGCGGTCATAGTCATCTTTATACTTATCAATGATCGCTTCGCCACCGCGCACCTTGTCTACGCTATTGCTGACAACCTCGCGTATCTCGTCTGGGTCAGAGTCCATGCGAGGCGTAATAGGGAAAAGCGCCTGCTCGTCCATGCCATTATTGAGATTGCCTTGCGGAGTGACTGTGCCCTCTAGCTTGTCTTGTGGTGGTGGTAGTTGTTTTTGCTGTTCTGTCAGGGTTGGAATCTGGCTTTCTGTAACTGCGCCCGTACCACCTTGATCTATATTCTGCTGTACTTGTTTCTGCCGCTCTTCACGGCTTAGACCGCTACCAGACAGCAAGCCCTTGTTGCCGATTGGTGCAAATTCGTCACGCACCTTAGCTTGTCGTTGTTCGCGTGCTTCCGTACCGCTAAGAATATCCTCTTCGCGCATATTAAAAGGCGTGTTATCAAGCGGCTTGCCTTGCGCATCCAACTCGCCCTGCACCGCGCCTTGTCGCTGACCTCTTAAAAAGCCTGCTTGATCTGGTGTAAGTTCGTCACGCTCTGCGACAGGGTTAAGCTGTGCTGTAATTGCATCGAGTCGTCTTTTGCGCTGCAATGCTGCTGATACCGCTTCATCACTGTTCGGGTCAAAGCCCTCAAGCACACTATCGGTTAATGGGTCAGCCGTATTGACGACCTCTTCACTTCCCGCTACCGCCTGATCGAGCGCATCACCACCCTTGTTTGCTGCATCTTCGCGTGCCTTTTTCACACGCTCACCGCGATTGCTTACGCCCTCAATCGCGCCAAACATCGCGCCACCAACTGAACCCGCACCAAACGCATCAAAATATTGGCGCTGCTGCTCGCTTGAAAAGAGCGTTCGGTTATCGTCAATCCATTTCTTTGCGTGTTCTTCGATAAGTTCCTGCGAGGCTTCCGTGATGCCCTCAAGCGCCATTTGCTTGCTCATCGACTTAACGATGCCATCTTTAGCGACATCCATTAGCTCTTCGCTAACACCCATTTTCCGCAAGAATCGTAACGGAACAATCGAGTCAAGCACACCCATCGCTGCGCCATGCGTAAAGGCCGTTTGCCACTTACTGCCCTCGCCCTCAACGTCTTGTAGCTCGCCCATGACAGAGCCTTGATTTAACGGGATATTGGTTAAATTCTCGCCAACCAGTGCGCCCGCGCTTTTTGCCATCATTAGCTTTTTCGTGGCTGCTTTTTGCGCAACTTCTAACGCAACGCCTTTTTCTACTTCTTCTTTGACGTACTTCTCTAATCCTTTTTCGACCAGTTTGCGCCCTGCAACTGCACCAAATCCACCGCCCGCAATCGAAGTAACAGCAGTTGGGATAACTTGCCCTGCTGTAAACGCCAACCAGTCTCCGAAATCTTCCGCACTACCTACATCACTAAGTCTTGCAAAGCCCGCATTTTCCTCGGCTTCGGCCATGTTCTCGTTATAGGTATCTAAGCCCCAACGCTTGACCGAATCTGCGCCAAACGCATCACCTAGCATAGCGACAAAACCACCGCCCATCGCCTGCGTGGAATCAATGCTAGACAGCAAGCCTTTCGTAAACTGGCTACGCTCCCCGCTGCCACCCTCTCCCACTATTGGCTCTGGTGCATAGCTGCGAAAGCCCCGCCCTCCGCTCTGCTCGTTCAGGCCCATTTCTTCGTCAAACTCGGTCCAGTCGTAATTAGACATAGATAATCTCTTAAATTTTAATCTTTAGGTGGTGGTGTTACTTGAAAAGCCAGTTGCCAATGGTGGCCTTTTGCCCGTTGATTGCGCCCTTGCCTGCGTAATGATCTATCATGCGCTGCTCTTCTTCGGTGCGTGCCGGAGCGCCCGCGCTTGGCGCTTCTTCTGCCACTTCTTCTGGCGGCAATTCTGCGGCCAGTTCCGCAAAGAGCGAGCCTATTTTTGGATGGGTTGAAAGTGTGCGAATCGCCTGATTGCGGTCTACGCCATCTTTCTTCATTAGCTTGCTAATCGCGGCTTCTGGGTCGAATGGTGTTGGGTGCTTCACACCTAAGATCGAGTCGATATGCTGCTCGTACACCTGAATCTCCTGCCCAACCTGATTGATTAGCTCGGCATTTTCGCCACCCATATCTGCGCGCAGCTTTTCAATTTCCTTATATTTGTTATCAAGCAACATCTGGAAATACTGAACCTGTTGGTCTTTAGAGCCTTTCTCTGTCTTTGGACGAAGATCAATCAATGTGCCATCTGCTTTGCGCTGAAAGGTGGGCACGCCTTTGCCTGCATCCGACAGATTGCCCGCATCATCAAGCCATAGGTCTTGCACCATGTTTTCTTGTTTATTGTTATCTATTGCTGTCTGCTGCTTTTTAAGAAGTGCGTCTTGCTGACTAAGCCCGTTCTGGTTTCTTATCTCTTCAAGGCCAAGATTGTTCTTGTTGCGCGTATCTTCCATCTTCTCGGTATGCCCAAAGCCGACCTCTTGCCGCTGAGTTGCGTTGGCGTGACTCGTCTCTTCAACTTTCAGGTTGTTGCCAAAGCGCGTTTCCTCCAACTCTGCCGCATCCTCTTTTTTGCGCTTGCGCATGTACTCTTCAAACGCCTGCTTTGCCTTGAGTCGCGTGCGTGCTGCGATACCGCCCGCGCTTTTCTCTGCCGCGCCTAATGCGGCCATCTGTAATAAACTCATGCCATTTGCCCCTCAGTCTGTTGTGGCTGACCACCGCCCATCTGCCCTTTCGCTTCCATATCCTCGACCTTTTGCATCATCGCTACATAGACCTGTCTATCTTCTGGGGTGAGCGCTTCGCCCTGCGCCTCTTGCGCAAAGATCGCCAAGCCATCGTAAAAGGCATCTTTGGTTAATGGTCCAATATCGCCCTGCGGAGCGAGTTGATTCTTGATCGCCATTGCCGCCAATGCTTTCGCGGTTTCGGCTGCGGCTTGAAACAGCACATCGGGCGCTAATTTCTTGCCGGACATGATCGCGCCCTGATTTACCATCGTGAGCAATCGGCCTAAAATCGTGGCCATGCCTTGCTGCAAGTCTGCACCGAGCGCGTGCAGCACCGCCTTTTCACCCTCTGGCGAGACAATCCACTGAATCATTTGCCCTGCCGCCATATCGTATTGCCCCTGACTACCCTTGCCTGATGGCTTACCTTGTGGCGCTTGCTCTTGTGGTACTTGTTCTTGTGGCGCTGCGCCACCCAGTAAACCTTGCATAGTGTTATCCTATTAAGCCTTTGCTGTAGTTATTCATATTGACCTGAGCGACCCCAAACGCAGCATTGGCTTTCTCTAATGAAGTGCCTGTATCTGGTACGCTTGGCGTGCTTGGCGCTGTCGTTTGTTTGTCTTTGCCGCCCAAGCCGTTATCTGCGACTTGCTGCTGCGGCCCACCAATGCCGAGGCGATTATTTTCGTAAGCTGTGTCTATGGCATCTGTTAGCCCTATATCGGTTGCTGTGCTCACAGCCTTTGAGCCAAGCAATGCACCGACTGGCTGACCTACAACGCCAAAGCCGAGCTTTGCGCCAATAGGTGAGGCTAATGAAGCTATCGTGGAGGGAACAAAACTACGGCCAAACTCGTTCACGGTGTCGGCTGTAGACTGCGGAACACCGAGCGTTTCCATATTGTCGGAGTAGATGTTCGCGTTATAGGTGTCTTGCACCGCCTGAACAGCAAGAGGCGCAGCAGGACTAAGTAATGCAGAGGCAGGCTTGGCGATATCAAAGCCTAAGTTAATCGCGTTTTGCGTAGACGTTCTGGATTCTCTTGCGGCTGTTTGTTTATCGTTGTACGTCATTGCCTGTCTCGCGTGATCGAAACTTCTGCGCGAGCTTTCCGTCATTTGATCTGGATGCGATAAACTAACGGTTGCGTCCATTTGACGATTAGCGGCAAACGGGTTTGTGTGTCTGCGCTGCTCGTCTGTTTGCCTACCCTCAGTACGACGACCATTATCTGCGCTGTCGCCAGTAGGTGAGTTTTGCCCTCCTACATCTTTTTGACCGCCTTTGCCTTTGTCGGTGGATTGAGTGCCTGTGTTGCTAGTGTTATTTTTGTTTTTGTTGTTTTTATTCTTATCGCCACCGCCACCCATGCCGCCCTTGCCGCCAGAGCCATCACCACCACGACTGCCATTACTGCCCTGACCAGAACCACCACTACCGCCAAACTTGGCGACAATCGCGCCTGCTTCTAATAGCCGCTCTAAGTTCATTGCGTTGGCTTCTTAGGTGCAAGCAATCCATTGGTGAGCGCGCCATTCGTTAAGCCGGAGTTGTAGTTGTTCATGTTAATACTGCCCACTTCCACTTTGTCCTGATCTGCCTCAAAGCGCTGCTTCTGTCGCAACAAGTCGCGCTCATGCTCCTGCGCATCTTCCTGTAGCAGATAAGCGCTTGCTCCGTTTGCTGCACCCTCGACCAGATTTGCGGCCCACTCGTTCGTACTCAGAAACTGGATTGTTTTTTCACCGCCAGTCACAATTCCGTCATACAGATCGCTACCGAAATCACTTATCCCGTAATCACTCATACCCTAAACCTCCGTAAACTCTGCCCAGTCTTGCGACCATTGCGGCATTTGCTCAAATATCGTCTGCAAAGCCGCTCGATCTGCGTTTCGTATCTCTAACGTGCTCGCAATCAACTTCTCTTTGGTGGCCGCATCTACGCCCTGCATTGTCTGGATTTTCTCGATAGCAATTACGGTATCTTGGCGCATCTTGTCCCACGAACGAACATACTCCCCTTTCAGGTTGGCCGAGGCTTCCGCGCTCATTTGCTCCATCCTGCCGGACTGCTCTAGGCGGGTTAAAAACTCTTTCGCCTCAATGTCTCGGTCTGTCTGCCATTTACTTAGTTCTTGGCTTGAGTTGAACTCTTGCGCACGATTATCGGCCTGCTGATTCGCCATGCTCGCAGCATTGTCAGCCGTTGCATTAAACTGCTGTGCTTGGTTGTTTGACTGCTGATTGGTCATAGATTGCGAATGGTGGGTTTTCGCGTCTTGTTGCGCGATAGGCATTGCAGCGTCAATCGCTGCACCATGCGCTGCACCGACAGCAAAAGAAGAATTGAGAAGCCCGCGCTGATTCGCCATCTGCAAGCCTTTCGTTTCGGCCCGCTTCATGTAATCCCCGCCCTTATCCAAAAGCGAAGTCATTTGCCCTTGCACTGTGGCTTTGTCGCCCACTTCGCGCTGATCTGCTTGGTAGCTAGTCGCCTGCGTTTGCGTAGGTGTTACCGCTGTCTGCGGTTGGTCTAGGTTGGTATTGGTCTGTTTCGTACTGTTGATTAACGCCATGCGCTACTCCAAAGTTAAGTTGACATGGAACACAACGGCATCAAGCCCGTACCATGACAGAGAGGGTTTTAAAGGGATGCGATAGAAAACAACTTCGGGCGCGATCATCGGACAGATAATCTTTTTGGAATGGTCATAAGCACCCTTGCGGCACTTGCCTGACTCTCGATAACCATAGACTGCGCCTGCATGAAGATTGAACTCTAAGCCTCTGCTGTAAGTACGAAAGGTACGACCAACAACAAAGCTATCATCGTGATATGAGTTTGTGAAATAACCGCCAAAGACCTTGTTGTGCGAGAGAATGACGGTTCTGTGAAACCCGTTGTAATCGCCATCACTCATGTGCTTAGAGAAGCCGCCAAGCGTTAATCGCGTTTCGGCTTGTGCGAATTGCAGGCATAAAAAAACCGCGACTAGCGCGGCTGTGAGTTTTGCGATCATTAGAACCTCAAGAAATTAGAGTAAGTGCAACTTGCGGCAATCGCTTGGCCTTGTATATTAAATGCTGCTGCAAGTGTGTCCCCCTCGGCAGAAGTAAGCGATCTGTAGTAATTGATCTGCGTCCCAGTCACGCCACTTGTGCGCGCCAGAGACATAGTTACCCCTGCACCTATTAGCTGATTATATACGTTGAGCGTAACAGAATTAGGGTAGTATCTGTTGTTCACGCTAAGGGTTTGGCCATCGGTACTTTTAATGGCTAGCGTCATGCTGTCAGAAGAGCTGTTGATAAAATCCAAAGAACTTACATATAAACTGTCTACGTCTAGTCGCGCATTAGTATTGGAAGTCGAGTAGTATAAAATAAACCCGCCATTGGATGCCTTTGCTGTTTTTGTGTTTGGAGTGCCTAGAGCCTTAAAAAAGTCAGCAGGGCTACCTTTGCCATAGAAATCATCAGGCAACTTAACATTCCCTGCGCTCTTCCCTGTAAGCGTTAATACCGCAGCATCATCAAACCTTAGTTTTGTGCTAGTTGGATTGCCTAGTTCAATATTCACATCGTCTGGAAATTTTATTTTGCCGCTAGAAGCCATTACCATAATCTAAGCCTTTATGTAGCCAGTAGGTTCTACATTGCCATGCAGGGTAATAGTTGAGCCTGACTTGCTAATCATGGCCTCCAGTGCAGTTATCCTATTCCCCAAACTTGTAATCGAAGCTGCTTGAGTTCCGTTGACAGTCACCGCGCCATCCGCTGTTGACTGTGCGGTTGCTGCGTTCGTCACCGCTGTATCTGCTGTGCCTTGCGCGGTTGCTGCGTTAGTCACCGCTGTGTCTGCTGTGTCTTGCGCCGTTGCTGCGTTAGTCACCGCTGTATTGGCTGTCGTCTGCGCGGTTGTGACCAGTGCATTAACATCACGCACCGCCTTAGAAGAAGCGTAAGAGCCGCTGCTATTCAAAACAAGAGAATCGCTAATGCCGTAGTTCTGGACGTTATTCAGCCCAACATCTGACTTAGTGAGCGTGACGACACCCGTTCTGCCTGCAACACTCTGTACTGCTAGGTTTGCCGGAAGAATCTCATACGTCAGATCGGCCTTAATAGATAGCTCGTCCTCTACGACAACTGCGCCCACTTGCGGCAATGTGCCATCAACCGTAATGCGCCAATACTTGCCTGCATCTACCTCAACAGGCGTTGGGATAGGCAATGCACCGCCTGAAGCATCCCAACCCTCTTGCCACTCCCTTGCGCCACTGGCCGCTAAGGTTGCCTGCTGCGCGGCTGTCTGCGCCTCCGTTCGATAGGTCGCTGTGTCCGTCCTCCACGTTGAAACATCGCTATGCCAAGTACCTACATCACTATGCTTGCTCGCTACATCAGGAAGCAGCGTATCGGTAATGTTTGACTCGGCAGCAAGCGCGCTTGTATTGGCGCTTTGCGCGGATATTTCTAAGGCTTTTAGTGTTCCCCAGTTAGCCGCATGGTTATCTTCTGTCGGGTCAGCAACATAGAAAGGCGTTAGAAACCCCGTTCCATCAGGTCTAGGCTGCGGCAGTAGGTCAAAGCCCACCTGTATGCTGACAAATTCTTGCGCCACCTCTTCGGCCCGCGCCAATGCGCCCGCTAAAAACGTGCCGGAATAATCAAAGTAATCGTTGCTCAACGTCTAGTCCCTCGTAAGGAGTATTGAATGGTTGCGTCATACACAATGAAAGGCTTGTCTGTTGCGCTCTTGTGATAGACCAAGATGGCAAGGTTGCGCCCTATGCCGCCTATATCGACTCTGGCCTCACTCACAATCTGAGCCGACCAGTTAAACTCATTCCAGTTCGTGTTTTCCCATGCACCGCCACCGCCAAGCAATGAGGCATCAATCGCCCTATGCCCGCCATGCTCGCGTGAGCCATAATCAAACTCTGGTTTAATCTGTAAGGTAAGGTTGGTTTCCGCTTCCAAGCCGATAATCAGGCTGCGGAAAAACTTGTTCGTATTGGGTGAGCGTAAGTGCGAGAACGATAACTTTAAGTAAGATTCAATCTCCGCACCGTCAAAGCTCGTGCCTTTCTCAAGCTCATAGACGTATCTATCCCCTGCACCAACAAAGATGCGCTCTTCCCCGTTTTCATCTTCGGTAGAGCAAATGGAAAGCGGGGAATATGGGTCAGCCTTGAAAGGGTAAAGCGCTCTGGAATAGCCATCTAAAGACTGATTGCCAAGCGTGAGAGAAATAACTTCCGTTCCCTCTGGGTGACGAAAGAACATCATGTATTGGTTACGATCACGCGAAATACAGCTACCGCACAAATCATTCTTGCGCGCCAAGACGTAGCGCTTAATGGGCCTGTCTATCGTGCCGGACATGAAGTTACCAAACGACTGTGTGGCCGACATGGTGGTTAGACCTCGATCATCCAGATAGAACAGATCGCCTAAATCCTGAATCGAAAATTCGCGTGCGCCCGCCCTGTCTTGCTGCGTGCGTAAATCTTTATTCAGCCAATCGTCTTGACTTGTGCCATACAAGATAGAGATTTTGTTGCGCATAAAGATGGCTAACGCACCACCCACCGTTGGCCGCATACCCACAATTTCATCCCCTGCGCCATACGCCCCTGCACCCCCTGTTGCAGCGTCCCAGTCTGTCGGGTCGCCAATAGCAGAGTGGACGTACTGCCCATCAGGATATGCCAGAAACAGATGATTAGAGTGTGCCGCTATGTGTGTTGGCGCGGTTGTTTCTCCGGCAGGCGAAATGCTTGATATAGTCGTTCCATCAAACATCTTGGCGCGATTAACGCCATCCACCCAGAACATACGCTCGCCATCCGTGTTCCCGTAGAAGTTGTGTGTAATAAACTCAAACGTGCCGTAAGCATCCCCTACCGTACCAACCAACTCCCACCCTGCCGGAGTCGATTTATACATATTACTGGTATAGCCATCACTCGAAATACGCACCGCATACAGCGCGCCTTTGAAGTAATGTATGCCCTGCACCTGACCGACACCATCTATATGCGGAGCGCTAGGCACATAACCAATAGCGGCTCGTGCAGCATCAGGGTCACTCGCCACACTAGGCGCTTCTTGACCGTCAAACCGCTCGTAACCCCCGACACGCCTATAACCACCGCCCGCCTTAACATCATAGTTCTGACATAAGATCATTGAGCCTGCCGGAATCTGTAGAGGGTTGCTCTCTAAATCCAAGCCGCCAACGCACGCGACAGTTTCAAAACGTCTGTTCTCTTTAATCATGCTAAGGGTTTGGCCTGCATCATCGTTGGTAGGTACTCCCCATTCAGCGTAGAAAGCATCTTGGCGTAGTTCTCCGCTGCGCGCTGATACAGATTGCCCGCCTCGTCATAACTCGCTAACTGCATTAACGCACCCCAAACAATCAGCAAGTGATACGCTTCGGGCAAATCGGGAACATCGGTGTTATTGGTTAATACTTCGGGCGCTCGGTAATACTCGCCCTGAATGGTTACGTCCTCACCCAAGTCTGGATAGACCTCGATCAAGCCGTTTTCTTGCGCCACGATAAACGGGTACGTCTGCGGGCTGTCTTGCTCCCTGCGGTACTTGCGCAATTCTTCAATAGAGACATGCAACGGATAAGTGCGCGAGCCATCGGCCCGCTGCACCATAATGCTGTCTGACTTTAGATCGCGCATATCCAGAGAGATTAACTTCTGTGTTTCACCACTGGTCATGCTGATGCTGAAAGGCGATAACTTAAATCGCCAATCTTTCCGCATTACCTGAATCTCGGTCCATGCTTGCGCAATCCAGTCAATGACGCGCTGCATTTCACCTGACTGACCATCTACCGAAGCAGGGCCATTACCTGAATAGCCCGCCTCTTGTCGCAGGCGCTTGCACAGCGCTAAGTAATTCACTGTGCAGCCACCACTTGATAAGGGTAACGAGGCACTTTTGAATATTCTGTCATTTTGTCATCCCATACCGTCTTAGTGGCATGATTCAAAACCTCAATCACAGATAGAGGCACAGAGACAGGCTTGCCGCGCTGCATGACAAAGTTCCGGCCATTGACACCAACAACCACTGGGCGCTTATCCATTTCGCTTTCTGCACAGATAATCGTAATACGCTCTTCTTTTGCGAATGTTTTAGCATTGACCACTTCCGGCTCAACATCGTCAATTTCGCCAAGCGCTGCATTGATTTTCTTCTGTAGTGCTGCGGCTGACATTTTGCTATCAAATTCAATACCGAGCGCTTCCGCTTGTTCTGCTAATTCACTTTTTGACATGGTTTTCTCTCTCAAATTAAGACATAAAAAAAGCGGCCCGAAAGCCGCTCCTTACTTTGAACAGGACTACGCCTGCTCTGTGACACCTACCTCAACACGCATCATCCAACTTTCGTTTAGAATCACCGCCTCAAAGTATGTTTTCCAACCGACATAACCACGCTGACCGAGTGGGTCGTCTTTGGTTGGTGTAGATGGGTTTAGTACAGATGGCGTAATCGCCCCCGCACCTTTCAACGGCACAACGCCATACGCTTCTTTTGCCACATAAATGACTGAGTAAACGTCAACATTCGTTTCGTCTACCGCCACCATGCCGTTTAGAGAAGCCGCGCCTGCGCCTAGCATTGGCTCAAGCACTGGCGAAAGAATGTAACGCACATCCTCGACCTTACCGATTTCGTAAGGTAGCGCTTTCATCTGACCGTACTTCTCGCAAGGCGTGAAGTTCGGCATATCACGAATGTCACTCTCCAAGTCCGTGTGTGCAAACGCAATGAACGCTGCATCGACTGGCTCAGTTGAGTAGTTCGGAGAAGAGCCCACCATAGAGGTGATTTTCTTCGCACGATTCGCTTTAAGCGTTCGCGTCACAGCACGTTGCTTGCCAAGCGATAGCGCAGAGTTGACGCCTGCGCGAGTCGTACCATTGGCGTAAGATACGTTTGTGCCGCCCTGCAAAATGCCCCAAGTCAACACTTCCACCGTTTCTGCGGCTTGCTCGCCACACATGACGTTAGAGTCTTTCAACACTGGGTCTTCTGACAAATCATCGACTACATCAGAGATTTCAACCACATCACCGTATTGCTTGATGGTGACAGTGACTTTCTCATACGCCATTTTGCGTGCAGCAGGCGTTTCACCCTCTGTCAAAGGCGTGGTTGCAACAGGGAACGGAATAGGACGAATCCAAGAAACCGTATCTGCTTTGTTTTTTGGTAGTGGTTTAGACTGACCAAACTTGTTTAGAACCAAAATTGGTTCAGCGTGCGACAATTGATCGGCTGCCGCATACGCAGCAGTACGCTGCGAAATATCACCGTAGGAAGTACCTGTGTAAGCCATGATGCTTAACCTCGTCTTTTACTGTTCACTCGTGCATTGAAAGCGGATTCAAAATCCATATCGTCCCCCGCTCTAGCGATTCGTTTGCTAGGCGCGGCCACGTTACTTTCTAGGCGTGAGCGGTTTTTGTTTCGGGTTTGGTTTGCGCCCGTCATTGCCTTGTAGCTATCCAAAACGTATGCGGCATCTGCGGCATCATTGGAGTGGCGCTTGGCTTGAATGAAGTCGGGCTGATCGGCAATCCAGTTGTCGAACTCGTTTGAATTAGCAATCTCTTGGAAGTCAGGATGGCGGCTTTTTAATGCGGCAATCTGCGCTTCTTGAGCGTCTTGCTGTACGCGCTCGGTTAATGGGCTGATCTTGTGCTCGATCTGGCTAAGGCGATCTTCTACGACACTGTTTAGTCGTTGGTTAATGGCCTCTGCCACTTCGGGCATATCTTCTAAAAGCTCGTCCCATGAACTCCCGTTCAGGTCTTGAGCTAGTTGGTCTTGTGCTTGTGCGTGCGTATTTCCCTGTGCCGCACTATCCACTTGAGAAGTGAGCTTGTGGTTTAACTCTTCAACTTGGCGCTGATAGGCGCTAATACGTCCGTTGTTAGATTGGAATTTCTGGCGGTAATCGTCCCGCTCGCGTTCCAACTCGGCTAAACGATCTTCAAGCGTGACCTCTTCGGGTTCGTTGTGCTCTTCGGGTTCGTCTTGCGCGTCAACATCGGCTAGATTCTCGATCACCTCCTCGCTACTCGCCTCACCAAAGGCGGCTTCAAAATCATCCATTTCACTTTCTGTACTCATTTCTCACTTCTCCTGCGGCTAATTAGCGGCACAAAAAAACCTGCGAATTGCAGGCATAAAAAAACCGACTCAGTGGTCGGTTATATGTATTGCGCGTTCAAGGGTGGCGGCTCGTTAGGCGGCTTCTCTAGGTGCAATAATTCATCAATTAGGTAAATGTTTGCGCGCAAGGCTTCATCGTTGCCCCCGCCTGCAATCAAGTCGTTCACGCATTGCTTACGCTTCTCGTTCAATACGCGCGTAACGGCTTTCCAAGTCTGTGAGTAAGGCTCAACTGTATGAGTCATAGCCCGCCTGCATGTTCTTCTCTTTAAGAATGTGATCTGCTTGTTTGATATTCATGTCAATGGCCGCAATGTCGCGCTTGGTCTTGTCTTTCTGTAACTCCAAGCCTGTACGCTCTTTAAGCTGCGCAATGGTGATCTGTTCGCGTGAGGCAATGTTCGCCATGTCTATCTGGGCGCGGTTCTGCATTTCCTGCTGCTTCAAGGAAAGCTCTTGTCCGGCAATCTCCTGCTTCATCTGTAGCTCGGCCTGCTTCACTTGTAGCTTCATTTGCTCCAATGGGTCGATAGGTGGCGGCTGATTCGCTCGCGCCTCGGCATTTTCCTGCACTTTCTCTGGTGGCAGCATCACGCTTTCAGAGCTTACCTGTAGGGCTTTCACGATTTCTTTGTAAGTACCCTCCCAGTCCGTCAATTCATCAAACTTCGGATTAGAGCCTGCCAAGTTACCAAAGGTCATTAGTCGCTCTGCCTGCATTTCTCTGGCCAGTAGTGCGCTTGAGCCTCGCGCATCTATGTTGAAGTCGCCTTTGATTTCAGGGTTTTCGTTAAACTGCATATTCCAGTTGTAGTAGGCGGTAATGTGAGGACGGGTAACATCATCATCAAAGTTTTTCACGGCTCGTCTGAGTACGATATTGGCGCTGTTCATCAGCATGTCCATGCCGTGTGCGGTTTTAGTGATATGGCCGCTCTGCTCGCCCTGCGCAATCAATGGCAGGTTGGTTTCTTCGTCTGCAAGCTGTCGCGCCATCTGAAAGATGTTCATTAGCTCGGCTTGGTTGTTGTTGATCTGATAGACCTCAAACGCCTCGCGCACTGGCACGCCTGTTTTCTTTTTCTTCCAGAGCTTTCTAGGCGCTAATTCCCACTGGCCATTTAATGGCTCAATCGCATCTTCATCAAACACAATCTGCGGTCCTGCGGATAAACCACCGTTATCTAAGATCATTCTCATACAGGCATTGATAACAGCCTGCGGGTTTCTCATTAGATAGGGCACGCCAAAACCAAAGATACAGCTACGGTCTTTCTCCCAGTTAAACACTCGGTAAATCTCTTCTTGCGTGTCCATTGGGTGAACAGAGGCGCGTATTACGCGATTTCCGATAACCAAAATCGTGCCAAAATACTCGACAAGGCTATTATCCTCTTCAATCTCTGCGCCTGCGGCAATCAGATCGTCTTTATTGATCGGGCCGTTGTACTCCCACATTTCATAGCACGTTGATTTTGTTGCCTCGGTTAAGCCACTAATGGCCCGCAATTCGCTATTCCAGTTATGCGTTGTTTGCGAATTAAGCGCGTCCTCGTCTAGCGCAGCCTGAATCTGATCGGCTAGATAATTCGGATTTCTCGCAAGCGTGATTAACTGCTTACGAGTGACAAAGTGGCGCTCTAGTACATGCTCCGCTTCGTTTATCTTGGTGGCCGAGCTTTCAGGGTAGAAGTTCCATAAATCCACATACTGCGTGCCTGCGCTAAAATCATCCTGATACGACAACGAACTATTGCCATACTCGTCTGTTTTCCATTGCTGATTCGTGCGCCCTACAACAACTGGACCTTTCATTACGCCCGTACCAAACACGCACGCATCATGGATAACATCGCGCCCTATGGCCGGATAGCTCGACTCAGTGAGTTGGTCGTCTATCTCTTTGGTCATGGCCTCCGCACGCTCTTTGGCTTCTCGAATAAGCGCATGAGCTGTCTGTTTCTGCTGCGGGTCATCACCCTGAATAGCGCGACTCAATTCTGGTACAGGCGTTGGCCTAATACCCCAGTTGCGGTCATCTGTCGGAAATAACATATCCGATAGCCGCGCCTCGGCTGCGTTCGTCTTGTTGCGCGTCAGGTTGGCAAAGATGCTACTGCTCTTCGCTTTGCGCATTTCGTTTATTTCGTTTGGCTCGTACTCGCCTTGATACTGGCGCATATCCTTAATCCAACGATCTTCGATTGCGCCTCTTGTCGATACGGCATCCAACACCATGACCTGTAAGCGGCTACCTAATACCTGTAGTCGCTCGCTGTATTGATCTGGTGATTCTTGTTCGTACTGTTCTTCTTGCATCAATACCCAACCGTCTGATTAGCAATAGTGGAATGTCCAACTTGTTTCTTCATGGGTGGCGTGCTCGCTATTTCGTGCATCATCATTACCAAGTAGCGCAAGGTGTCCATAAGGTGATCGTTCTGTTTTACAATGCGCCCTTTCTCGTCACGCCTGTAAATGCGGTACTCAGAGCGCGTATGCTGTAGGGTTTCAAAGAGCTTTAAGCGCCCTGTCGATAATCGTTGATAGACTTCCAACAAGCCCGCCTCGACTGCGTTGTTTGCAGGCACGAGCTTTAAACCGTTGGCTTCGTAACGATCTATGAGGGTTGTACCGTCTATTTGGCTGCGACCTCTTGAAGCAGGGTCGATTGCGCCTTGAATCCATTTGCCCCGCGCTTGAATGGCGGCAGCATGTACAGCAGGCTCGGCTTGTCCTCGGTAATGTTCCGAGTAACAATAAATAATATCGTTCTCTCTATCCCAAGCGCCCCAAAGCGCTGCGGTCTTACGCCATCCCACATCGAGCGCATAGGCTCTAGGGAAATAGGCAGGCAACTTAAAAGGCTTAATAAATACATCTTCTTCCGGCACTGGATAGATAGCGCCCGAACCAAGCGAGGGTATGCCGTTACGCCTCGCCTCTTTCTGAT